GCCAATCACCTTCGTCTATATTTATTCTTTTAACACCACAATCATTTAATTTACTTAACCAGTCTACACTATTAGCTTTGTTCCAACTAGCATTAAACTCAACTACACACACATCTGTCTTACAAATATTTTGACCAAAAGCTGTGGCAGCAATCATAGTAAATATTAATATCAACATGTATACACTAAAAATTCTCCAGCTCAGTTCGTTATTATCTTCCATTATTCGTAAAGTTTTTCTTCTATTTTTTCAATAGATTTTTTAATTTCTTCTACATCTTTTTGCGTATCCATAATGGTGTTACGTATCATTTGATCTTTCATGTCGAACTCTATACGTGTAACATCTGGTGGAGGCGCTACAGGCAATTCTTTCGCTTCTGCAATATCAGCTTGTAATGTAAACCACATACCTACAAGCGTAGCTATTAAAGCAGCTATACCACCTAAAGTTTTTATGCTTATTTTAAAGCTAGTATCTTCGTTTAATTCTTTTGCCATTTTTTAGTATACTTTATTATTATAATATTACGTATTTTATTCGTTTTTTACTTTTTCTTACTTTCTAGTTGCATTATCATTTTAACTCTATCTTCTTCGTATTTAAGCTTTTTTATTCTTCTAGAAGACAAACCTAAGTCCATAAGCATGTTAATTTGATCTTTTTTATTCATTTTAAATAAATCTATAGATCTTTGTTCTTTTTCTGTTGGAATATAATTTTCTATAGCATTTAATGTAGAATCCATTTTAACGTTGTCTTTATTATAATATTCTAATATAATATCAACTCTGTCTTTTTCTTTAGGATATTTTTTTGCATCTAAATCTAAACCTTCTATTATTTGTACTTGCTCTCTTTTATTTAAATCAAATATTTGTTTAGTTTTTTCTTCTATTAATACAGCTTTGTCAATTTGCTCGTCTGTTTTGTCGGGATATTTTTCTCTTAACTTCTCTCTTTCTTTATCTGCCTTCTTCTTTTCTTTTTCCATTTGCTTTTCCTGCTTCTTTGTTTCTCTTATATTTTCTCCTAAAGCAACTAAATCATGGTCTCTTATACCTAAGTCCCAAGTATTCCAACCTGTTATTAAAGCTATTCTCTGCCAAGTTTCGTTACGTGAGTCTAAAGCGTTATCTATGTTTAACATCTTGTTAGACATTCTACCAAGAGGTATATTAGTTACACCTTCTATAACATTACCAAGAGCTTGCCAAACAGGATTGTCTAAAGTCAAACCTCTTTGTTTCATTAATTCTCTATTAAATTTTTCTGTTTGTATAGAAGAATATATCTTTCTAGCTTTTGAGCCTATAGGAGGAGAAAAACTTAAAGCTTGCAACAACGTGTAAGCATGATCAGACCTAGTCATAAAGTTGTCATCTAAATCCTTATCTCTTTGTTTTAAGTATTCCATAGCAGTGTTTTTAGCTGTAGTTATAGCCTTACCTCCATAACCAAACGTTGTTAGAAACGTATCTAACGTATTATTAAGTATTCTGTCTATTTTTGTACTTAACATTTCTTCTTTTTCTTCGTCTTCAGAACCTATAACAGCAAACAACGCTGTTTGTAAAGCACTAAATATAATGCTTTGTATAAAACCGTAGTAAATTATTTTAGAAGTATTTGTTTTAAAATCACCTCTATTATTAACAATATCTCTAAATGATTTATCTATTATTCTACCGTATTGCATAGGCGTGTTAGCAAAGGCTAGTATTAATCTACCTAACGGATTAGCTTGCTGTTGTGATATTAAATCAGGTCTAGCTGACTGCTGTGACACTTCTGTTGTTTCCTGAAAATCTAAAAAAGCACGCTCTTCAGCCTCTGCTTTGGATAAACCTTGTTTTAAATAAGACTTAACTCTGTTTCTATAAAAAGTAGCTCCACCAGACGCAATAGCAAAACTATCAGCAATTTGTGTAGGTAAAAATCCTATTTTTAATAAATATCTTATAGCGGCTTTACTTTGTTCGTAAGCACTTTTACCAGCTACTGCTTGTGACAGCTCTTGTTCGTTAACGCCTCTTCTATTACCAGCTCTTCTTTGTCTTAAAAAGTCTGAGTTAAATAAAAACACAAAGTCTGACCAGTATTGTTTTTGATTAGCAAATGCAGCTGCTGCTTTTAATGGATTGTTATCTGACCAGTTTATATAGTTAACAGCTGATATAGTTTGTAACAAAGCAGATCTCATATTAAAGAACATGATAGCGCCAACAGAACCGTTAACCCAACTAGTGTACTCTTGCATTAATCTACCACCGCCTCTTGGCATGTTTCTACCAGTTTCCATACGGAATAAAACATCTTCAAGTGCTTCTCTAAACTTAGCTCCGTAAGCAGCTTCTATTTTATTTAAATTTTCAGGGCTAAATATTTCGTTTTTATTATTTATAAATTCAGCTAAAAACTCTGATCTAACCTCACCTATAGCGCCATCACTCATTAAATCTGAGTTTATGTTTTCTACTAACCAATGCTCACCAGGCTCCGCATAACCACGATCTTTCTTAGATATTAAACCTACAGCGTCTGCAAAAGCCATTAATTCAGAGTCTTCTTTAACAAAATCAGTTAACATTTTTAAGTCTCTTTGTGATAGCCCAGGCACTTCAAATCCAGATTTATCCCACAAGTAAACTCTAATAGCTTGATCAACTGTAAACTCGCTATCAAATCCTTCAAAACCACTTAAACTCTTTTTTAAATCTTTTCTAACGTCAGGATATTTTTTTAGTAAGTTTTGATAATCTTCAGCTGATTTTTGTCTAGAAGTGTTCAACTCATTTACACCTCTAGCAAAAGGATCG